ACACAATATCGTTTTTTGAAAATTATATTTTTAATCCTCATTTAAAGATAAAAATTTGGGATTTTTTTTGGCTTTTTCCGGCATTTCATCGTATAATTTTAACAATGAATTTTGTTGTTTTTCGTCCAAACCGTTAATGAAAGAAATAACCGCCTTTTCAACGGATTCCGATTTTGATTCATAATGTAAATAACAATGAGCCGTTAACATTTTATAATAACGAGGCCTCAAGTAGGTCATAACTGAGTATAAATGTTTGTTTTTAGCAGACATAAAAGATTTTATTTGTAAAAATAAATAAAAAGTACAATAAAAAGACAAGGAGAGTAAACAAAACAAAAATAAATATCAAATATTTGTAACATGCAATTAAAATATACCATAGACATAGCGAGTGATGAACCAATAATGATGTTGGATAGTCATATTGGATTCGATGCAGAAAAAGGCGAAGGAATAAACGGAGCCGAATTTTCAAAGGAATTATTGTATTTGGATTCTATTGGTAAAAAAAGAATTGAAGTACGTATTAATTCAGTTGGCGGAAGCGTAATGGACGGAATGAATATTTACAACGCAATTCTAAAATCAACCGCAAAAGTTGATACATACAACGTTGGTATTTGTGCGAGTATTGCCGGTGTAATATTCCAGGCAGGAAGGAACAGAATCATGGCCGATTATTCATTGTTTATGATGCATAATCCCTCCGGAGGAGATAAAAAAAGCCTTGATAAAATAAAAGAAAGTTTATTGGTAATGTTAAAACGTAAAACCGGGAAATCCGAAGCGGAATTATCAAAGCTAATGGACAAAACATCATGGTTAAGCGCAGCCGAATGTAAGGAATTAAATTTATGCGATACCATTGAGGAATCTAAGGAATTAAACAAGCCAAAAATAATTTCAGCAGATTTAAAAAATGCTTGGATTGAAGCCAGGGAAATTTTAAATAGTTATAAACCAAACCCAAATATTACTAATATGAAAAGTATCATTGAAAAATTAGGCCTTTCGGAAGATGCAACCGTTGAAAATATTATCAACGCAATTGAAGAAATCGAAAACAAAGGTGCAGACGTAGAAAAAGTAAAAAAAGCGCTTGACGAAGCAAAAGCAAAATGCGATGAGTTGGAGAAAAAATACAACGAATTGAAAAAAGCGAAAGATGAGGCAGACGAGGAAGCCGAAAACAAAGAAAAAATGGAAGCTAAAAACAAAGCCGAGGAATTAATCAACGAAGCTATCAAAGTTGGTAAAATAACAAACGAGGCCTCAAATCATTGGGTAAATTTAGCCTTAACAAATTATGATTCTGCAAGCGAAATGATAAAAAATTTATCAGTTTCAAAAAAAGGAATTTCAATCAACATTTCCGATGTTAACAATTCAGAAGGAAATTTGACAAACGTAGTTGCTCAAACTATGGTTAATCTACAAAATAAATTCAATAAATAATTAACAATAAATAAAAACAAATTAAAATGGCAAACGAAGCATTAAACATCCAGGACACCACATATTCCGGTAGCGTAGCGAGTTATTTCATTACAAGAGCCGTAGTTGGTGCAGACACCATTGAAAAAGGTGTAATTTATGTTGAGGACGGAATCAGAAAGAAAAAGACAATCCCAAGAATTGAAGTAAGCGGATTCATGCAAAGACGTACCGCAACGCCGGTTTCTCAAGGAAGCGTAACCGTTGACGGCAGAGTTATTGACCCTCAAGACTTAATGTTGTATTATGAATTTAATCCAAGAGATTTTGAGCAACATTTCTATGCAGAACAATTACAACCAAAATTATTAGGACGTGAGTTGCCGGTAACCGCAGAAAATTTCATGGTTATGCAAACAATGAAACGTTTGAATGAATTTTTTGAAAACGCAATCCATAGAGGCCGTAAAGAATATGACACTCAAGGTTCAGCAGTTGACCCAACTTCAAAAGGTGATGTTGCAGGTGCCTCAGCTTATTTCTATTTTGACGGTTTAATTAAAAAGGCGTTGGATGCCGGTGATACAATTGCCGTTCCAACACCGGTTGCATTAACCTATTCAAACATTAGAGATAAATTTCAATTAGCGTTAAATTTAGTTCCAAAAGCATTACTTTACAGATACGGTAAAGCAGGATTAAAATTCATCGTTTCTTATGCTGACCAATTAAAATACGAGCAAGCATTAAGACAAGATGCTTACAAAAATCAGGACACTACTGAATCAGGTATCAACAGATATTCAGGTTATGATGTAGTTCCAGTTGCAGGTCTACCTGAAAATACCTTTTATGTATGTATTGCTAAACCTGATATTGATTCAAATCTTTGGTTAGGTATCAACAGCACTGAAGATAACCAATTACAATTAATGAGATTGCAAAACAACTCTGAAATGTTCTTTGTAAAAGGTCTTTTCAAAATGGATACTCAAATTGGATTTGCTGACCAATTAGTAATCTACACTACTATTACAGCTTAATTAAATGGGGGAGTAAAATCCCCCTTATCTTAAACTTATAAAAACTAAAAAATATGCCACGTTTCGGATTATTAAAAAACGAAGATAACACAGGTAGAGTTTTAAACTTTGCTAAATTAACTCCTGCTTATGCAGCTTCAGTTACTGTTGTTCCTAATGCTTCTAAAACTTTTGTTATACCTGCTGATTTAACAGGTGCTTTAACATTAGTTGCTACTGTTTCTTCTTCACAAGATTGTGATGAATTAGTATGTGTATTTAAAGCATCAGGTGCTAATAGAGTAGTAACTTTCTCAACTGGTTTTGCTTCAGCAGGTACTTTAACTGTACTTTCAGGTAAATCAGGTTCAGCATCTTTTGTATTTAATGGAACTGCTTTTGTTGAAAAAGGCAGAGCATTAGAATCTTAATAATTATTTCTTATGGAAGAATTAAAAGAGTTTTTACTATCTCATACTTATATCAAAGTTGTTTACTTATTGGAAAATGGATGGGCAATACACAAGCCATCTGAAAAACACGAAGTAAAAACAAGAGAGGAAATATTAAATCCTGTTGTTAAACAACAAGAAGAAATAGAAACTCCAATTGAGAAAAAAGCAGAAGTAAAAACAAAAAAAACCAAATAATTATAAACAGCTTAAAAGATAGAAAGCCACTTATTATCTAATGGGTGGCTTTTTTTCTAAGAGCATAAAACCAAAAAACAATGTTACCTAATATCACGTTTAATTATGGAAAAGGTGGTCTTGGCAGGCCTTTGACAGGAGAGGATTTCATTAGTGGTCTAATGTTTGTCAATTCTTCTTTGCCAAGTGGTTTTTCATCAACCGATAGAATAAAAAAAGTATTCTCTTTAGCTGAAGCTCAAGGTTTAGGAATACTTAATGACTATGCAGATGAAACTAAATCTGATGCAAGCATCACAATAACTACTAAAGCAGCATCAGGAGATTTTATTTCTTTAACTTGTGCTACTATTGAAGGTACAGTAAAATTAATTGATAAGTATTATTTTGTTACTGCTGATTTTGTAAGTACGGATACTACCGCTCAAGCAATAACTGCTGCCATTAATGCAGGTACTTCTGTTCATGGATTTACTGCTCAAACTTTTACTAGTACAGTTTTAATTACTGCTGTTGCAGGACAAGGTATATTTTTAAATTCAGGTACACCTTATACAGTTACTGCATCAGGTGCAGTAGATTGGACATTAGTTCAAAATGAAGATTTAGGAATTGCTTCTAAAAGAGCAGTTGAATGGTATCATGTATCTGAATTTTTTAGATTACAACCTAAAGGAGTTCTTTATATAGCTTATTATGATACTTTTGATGCTACCAATGTAGCTTTAGTAAGAGATTATTCAAACGGAACAATCAGACAACTTGGAATTAATCACGATTTTACAGGAACTTTTTCAACCGGAATCATAACAGATTTACAATCAATAGCAGATGAATCACAAGCCTTGTATAAGCCATTATCAATCGTTTACAACGCAGATATAAGCGATTATGGTACATTATCAAGTTTGCCGGATTTAAGCGGTTTAAATTCAAAAAACGTTTCTGTTGTTATAGGCCAGGACGGAAAAGGATATGGATACAAATTATACAAAAGTATTGGATATTCAATTGGTTCATTAGGTGCAGTATTGGGCGCAGTTGCTTTATCAAGCGTTTCGGAATCTATTGCTTGGGTTTCTAAATTCAATATGAGTAACGGAACAGAATTGGACACAATTATGTTTGGAGTAAACGGCTCAACCGGAGTTTTTTATAATAGCATTCCGGATTCTCAATTAACATCCTTAAATAATTACGGTTATGTATTTTTAAGGAAATTGGTTGGCATAACAGGAACATATAACACACCGCCGGTAACAGCTACCTTGAATTCAAATGATTATCATTTTATCTATTCAAATAGAACAATTGATAAAGCTACAAGAGGCATCAGAACAACAATGTTACCGTTGTTATCAAGTCCTATAAAATTAAATTCGGACGGTACATTGACAGATACCACAATTCAATATTTTATTTCTCAGGCTAACATTAATTTGGATGCAATGGTGAGAAATGCAGAATTGAGCAATTTTGAAGTTACTATTGACCCAACCCAGGATGTTTTGTCAACAAATAATGTAACCGTTGCGGTTAAATTGTTGCCAATAGGGGTTGCGGATTTTATTACAATTAACATAGGTTTTACAACATCAATCTAATAAAAAAAAGTTATGGCAACACCTTTAATAAATGGCGTTTCTTATGGTTGGGGAAATATTACATTGGTACTTTTCGGAGTACCGGTTGTAGGGATAACCAAAATAGACTACAAAGCCAAGCAAGTAAAAGAAAATTTATATGGAGCCGGATACAAACCGGTTTCAAGAGGGTACGGAAAGTATGAGTACGAAGGTTCAATTGAAATTTATACGGAGGAATGGAAAAGAATAATTGCATCAAGTCCAAACCGCGACCCATTATCAATTGCTCCATTTGACATTAACATTGTATTCGGCGGTAACAGAGTTGCAGTTGATTCAGACGTGTTAAAAATGTGCGAATTTTTGGAGAATCCATTAAGTTCATCAGAAGGGGATACATCAATAAAAGTTTCAATACCTTTAATTATTGGTGATATTGTGAGATAACGTAAATATTTTGTAATTTAGTCCCGTAAGACTAAACCAACAAAATATTATGGAAAAAGAAATAAAAAAAATAACGCCGGAGGAAATTGAAAAAAAGCGTGTTAAATTATCCGAGGAATTAAACAAGGAAGTTTACGCGCATTGTTTTGAAACCGAAAAAGGTGAGCAAATCATCGGGTTTTTTAAAAATCCGGACAGGCTTGTAAAAATGAGAGCGCTTGATATGTCTTTACAAAGTTGGACAAATTCGGCGGATATTTTATTGAAAACGTCATTAATCACGGAGCACTCAGATTCCAGGATAATGTCAGAAAGCAGTGAAAACGATACAATTTATTTTTCATTTTTATTAAAAGCCAATGAGCTTGTTAAATTTTATTCCGAACAGCAAAAAAAAAGTTAATTCAATTTAAGGTTGATGATGAGAGTAGCGAAGAACGACAAATCAGTGCGTTACTTCGCTATTTTTTTAAAATAAATCCGGATGAATTAAGCGAAGATGATTTTTATCAACGTTGGGGTGAATTAAGATATGTATTGAAAAAACTAAATTTAATGAACATCCAAAATGAATAGTACGGAAAATGTAAAATATGTATTGACCTTAAATGATTTGTTTAGCGCTCAGATAAAAACAGCAATTAACGAATCGGAAAGGTTAAATAAAAGCGTTTCAAATACCCAATCAACTTTAAGCGGATTGGCAGGAATTGCCGGAAGTGTTTTTGCAGGAATTGGAATTGCGGAATTGGGCAGAGGGGTAATGGAAGTGGGGCAGACGTTTGAGAACGCCGAAATGGGGTTGAATACTTTGTTAAAATCCGGAGAAAAAGCCAAGGAAGTTTTTAATGCTATAAAGGAGGATGCGATGAAAACGCCATTTGACTTTAAAACATTATTGGGTGCAAACAGGGCGCTTTTATCCGCAGGAGAATCAGCGGAAGGGGCAAGAAAAACCGTGTTAAATTTAGGAAATGCAATTTCCGCATCCGGAGGAGGAAACGATGAATTTCAAAGAATGATAGCGAATTTAATGCAAATTAAAAACGTTGGAAAAGCATCCGCCCAGGATATAAAACAATTTGGTTATGCCGGAATAAATATTTATCAAATGTTGGCAGATGCAACCGGAAAAACCATTGCAGAAACAAAAGATATGGAGGTTTCATATGATGTTTTAGCGTTGGCATTACAGAAAGCCGGTGAGAGCGGAGGTATATTTGAAAACGGATTGTCCAATGCGATGAATACAACAACCGGTAAATTATCAAATTTAGGTGACCAATTTGATATGTTTAAAAACGGTTTATTTTTAGAATTAAAACCGGTTATTTTATCAATAATTGATAGTTTATCCGGATTTATAGAAATCGGAAAAAAAATAATTCCTTTTATAAAAGAACATTCCGGAGCCATTAAAGGAATAGCGATTGCGGTTGCCGGATTAACAATTGCGTATAATGCAAATAGTATAATAAGCGGAATTGTTGCGCTTAAAACAAGTTTATTGACAGCCGGTACCATTACAAGTACAATAGCAACAATTGCTCAGATAGTAGCAACCGAAGGATTGACAGCCGGATTTATGGCCTTAAATATAGCGATGTCCTCAAATCCAATCGGATTAGTTATTGGAGCCTTGGCGTTGTTAACCGCCGGAGTTGTTTATTGCTATAATGAATTTGAAACTTTCCGTTGGGCAATGGATACCGTTTGGGAAGTTATAAAGGGAGTTGGAATGGCAATATGGGATTCTTTGATAATGCCTTTTAAAATAGCGGTTAACGGGGCAATGGCCTTATGGAACGTTTTAACGGGTGATTTAAGTTCAGCGAAGGCAAATATGCAATCAATGGCCGATGCGATGTTAGCACCTTTCAACTCAGTAAAAGAGGGAATATTGGAAGCCAACAAAGTTTATAAGGATTCGCCATTGGTTCAAGCAAAAAGATTGGAAAAAGCAGAAATAAAAGCCACGGCGCAGAAAGGGAAAGAAAGGGACAAAGGAATAATTGCAAGTTTAAAAGACGGAATTAAACCAGGTGCCGAAGCAACAACAACCGGAGTTGATAAAAAAGACAAGGCAAGTAGTGTAAAAAGCGATAAACCAATAAATATAAACATTTCAATCGGAAAATTAATAGAAACCCAACAAATAAAGGTTGAAAACGCCGGTAAGGATTTTGTTAATAGAATCCACGATGAAGTAAGCAAAGCGCTTTTATTAGCAGTAAACGATGCAAACAGAATAGCAACACAATAATATTATGGCGGAGCAATTTAATATTCCTGTAACAAAGGAACAGACAATCAATACTACCAATTTAATAATTAAAACTTTTGGCCTTGGGTTATTAAAAACGCAAATATATAAACCAGGTGTTGCAACAGCTACGGCCGAGGAGGAACAACGAAAAAATATTAAAAACGAATATTTGACGGAAAATATACCATATTTTGGCCAAGATTCTTTTAAGGAAGATGAAACGTTGCCTCAATATTATTCAATATTAGGAACGGCGGTTTTTTCGGATTTGGATATGGATGCTTATAAACCAGGATACAATAAAATTCAAATACCAACCGTGTTATTTAATGTTTCTCAAAAGAAAAATATTATTTCAACATCCGTACAAGGCAGAAACGGAACAATCAAGGAATATATCAGTGACGGAGATTTTAACATTCAAATAAAAGGAGTTTTAACAAGCAAAAATGGTATTTATCCAAATAAATCGGTTGGAGCCTACAACACAATACAAGACCTTTATTCATATTGTACCTTAAATCAAAGCATCAAAATTAATAGTTGGTATTTAAGGCAATTTGGAATATACGACATTGTTATTGTTGATTATAATTTTCCGCAGAATGAGGGAGAATATGCTATGCAACCTTTTGAAATTACGGCAATTTCGGACACACCTTTTGAATTAAATATAACAAAGTAATGTTAATTTTAAAAAGCAAAATAACAATAACCCAACAGCCAACCGCAGTTTATCCGAATAGAAATTTGGTGACGGTTTTGGATTTTGTAAATAACATAGAAATAAATTCCGCTTGGCAAAATTTGACGGATACCGGAAAAATTGTATTGCCAAAAAAGGTTTATTATAAAAACCAATTTGGGAAAAGCATTACTTGGGACGGGCAAAACATAATAAGCGGAGTAAACGGAAAAATACCGCTTGTTTTAAGAGGGGATAAAATAAAAATTGAATTGGGATACGAATACAATTCATTAAAAATTAGTGATGAAAATATAAAGGTTATTTCCACTCAGAAAACGCAAATAAATAAAGTTTTTGAGGGATATATTTCAAACGTTGATAACAGGATTCCTATTGAATTACATTTTGAGGATAATATGTATGTTTTAAAACAAATCCAGGCCGAAAATAAAACTTGGAAGGGAAGCGAATATACATTGGAAAGTATGCTTGAAGAAATGTTATTAACTATTCCGGGAAATCCTTTTACAATTAAAAAAACTATTAAAGGAGCGCCTATTGAAACTAAGATAGGCGATTTTACAACACAAAACGAAACCATTGCAGAGGTTTTAAATAGACTGCAAAAAGATTATAGATTTGAAAGTTATTTTAGGGAAAATGAATTGCGTTGCGGATACATTGTTTATTATCCGGAGGACATAAAAACAAGCAATTTTAAGTTTCAATACAATATTATTTCGGACGATTTATTGTATAAAAGAAAGGACGATATAATTATTGGCGTTGAAGCAAAGGCTTATAAAATGACCGCTACATCTAAAAATAATAAAGACGGGACAACAAAGTTTAAAACAGAACAAATTTCATACTTTGGATATTTTAAAAACAACGAATTACAAATTGTTCCTGTTGAGCAGAAACCGAAAACTTTTGACGGAGAAATCCGGACAATAAATTTAAAAGAAATGCCGTTGAACCAGGTTAAGGATTATGTAACAAAAGAATTGAATCGGGTAACATTTGACGGTTGGAGAGGTAAATTTGTAACATTCGGATTGCCGTTGGTAAAACACGGAGATGTAGTTCAATTAATTGATGAAGTAATCCCGGAGAGAACAGGTCAATTTTTAGTAAAGGGAGTTCAAACAAATTTCGGTGTAAATGGATTTCGTCAAGAAATATCTTTGGATTTAAGATTTGATACATTAACCCAAGCAGAAATAAATTCTGGATTATGAGCATTGAGAACAGAAATATCAAGGAAGGCATACAAAGGTTAGCAGGAGTATGGGGAAAAGATTATAATACATCGTTTTATGCGGAAATAATCACCGCAGATGAACAAACACGCACCGTAACGGCTAAACCCTTGTCCGGAAATATATCGTCCATTATAAGCGCTAATTTAATGCCGGAGCCGAATGACGGATTTTTAATGATTCCGGAAGTTGGAAGCACGGTGATAATAACCGGAAGCGAGAAAACAAATTATTTTGTAAATCTTTATTCCGATGTTTCAAAAATTAAGATGACAATTGGTAATTTTGAGGTTGTAATTACTGAAAACGAAATGTTGTTAGGTGACGGAAGCTACAACGGGTTGGTAAAAGTAAGTGATTTGGTAACAAAATTAAATAATTTGGAAAATAAAGTTAATCAAATTATAACTTGGGGATTAACCGTTAGTCCAATTCCTTTGCCACCAACACCACCGTTAACATTAACAACTCTAACAGAAATAGAAAACATAAAAATAAAACACGGAATATAAAATGGCGGTAAAAGATTTTAAACAGACAGACGAAGATGAAATTTTAATTGAAAACGGAGATTTTGTTGTTGATTATTCCGACAAACAACATTTAAAAGATATTATTTATTCCGCTCCGAATTGGTACAAAGAATTTCCACAGCTTGGAGTTAATATTCAATATTATTTATCCGGAGCCGGAATTGGCGCAGAATTAACAAGAAACGTTCAATTACAATTAAACACAGACGGTTTTACCGTTAATACAATTAAATTTAACCAGGATACAAGCGGAAATTATGTTTTAACCACAGACGCGGAAAGGATTTAAAATGGAATCGTATTTAATTAAAAACAATCAAAGTTTGGAGGACGTATGTTGCGCAACGTACGGAACCATGGAATATTTAACGAAATTAGTTTTTGATAATGAAAATATTGGTTCTATTGACGTTGATATGAACGAAATTAGCGGTCAATTAATTTATTTCGATGAAACATTAGTTAACAAGATTCCTGTTGAGGTAAAAGTTTTAAAACCTATCGAGGAAAGCGCAATAAAATATTACACAGGAATTGAAGGACAAAGTATTTATGATGTTTGTATTCAATTGTACGGAAGTCTTGAAAAATTGATACTTTTGTGTAATGATAATAATTTACGGTTAACCAGGGCAGACAACGTAAAAAATATTGAATTTAAGTACAACACAAATAAAATTGAGGACGTTTTACTTGTAAATTTCTTTAAAACTTTGGGAACAGGGGTTGGAAGTTACTCAATTAATTTGGCTAAAGGGAAATCATACGACAGTAAAGCATTTGACGATTCATTCAATTAATTATGAACAAAAACGATTTAGACAACTACATAAATTCCAAGATTTATACCAACGTCACAGAGGACATTACGGGTAATAAATTACAAGACGTACTTAGAACCATAAATGGAAGCGTGGAAAACAATTCTAATAAAGGTATCCCGGACGGCTATGCCTCGTTGGATGAAACAGGAAAAGTACCATTGGAACAATTGCCTATTCAACCGCCGGTATGGGGTGATATTACAGGTGATTTGGAAAATCAAACAGATTTACAAAGCGCATTAGATTCTAAACAAAATACATTAACCTTTGATACAACGCCAACAAACGGAAGCGACAACCCGGTAACATCAAACGGCGTTTATGATGCTTTATATTTAAAGGAAGATTCTTCAAATAAAGGTATTGCAAATGGATATGCTCCGTTAAATTCCTCAACTAAAATAGATTCGACATATTTGCCAAGTTATGTTGACGATGTTGTTGAGGTTGCAAATTACGCGTCCTTGCCGGTAACAGGTGAAACCGGAAAAATATATGTTACCATTGATACCGGTTATATTTATCGTTGGAGCGGAAGCGTGTATGTTAAAATAGCAGAACAAATACAATCTGATTATACTCAAACGAATACAAGCGCAGTTGATTATATAAAGAACAAACCTACAATTAGCGTAGGATTATCAATGCCAAGTGCATTTAATGTTATAGGAAGTCCAACAAGTAATGGAACATTAACAGTAACAGGAGCAGGTACAAATTCTCAATATGTTAGAGGAGATGGAACATTAGGAACATCAGTTAGCGGAACGGTTACAAGCGTAGGATTATCAATGCCAAGCGCTTTTACGGTTTCTAATAGTCCAATAATATCAAACGGTAATATTTCAGTAACCGGAGCAGGTTTATCATCGCAATATGTAAGAGGAGATGGTGTTTTAGCAAATTTTCCAACAACAACTGGCGGAGGAAGTTCTGTTGCTTATTACTTAAATGGTAGCGTTGCACAAGGTACTTTTGGAGGTAATGCTTATAAACAATTAAGCAAAACACCTGTAATAGGTGCTGGAACGGATTTTTCACTTACAAATACAACAGGTTATATTGCTGAATTTATTACCAATGTTGCAGACCCAAGTTTATTAAGTATTCCTACGGGAGCTTGGAATTTTAGTCTTTATTTTAGTTCATCAAATAATACGGGTAATCCTTCATTTTATATTGAACTATATAAATATGATGGGACTACTTTTACTTTAATTGGTAGTAATTCAACTTCGCCAGAAATAATAAGTAATGGAACTGCTATTGATTTATATACAACTTCTGTTGCTGTTCCTTTAACTACTTTAACTATTACTGATAGATTAGCTGTAAGAGTTTTTGTTAATACAAACGGTAATAGAACTATTACATTACATACAGAGGATAATCATTTATGCGAAATTATTACTACATTTAGCACAGGTTTAAATGCTATTAATGGATTAACAAACCAAGTTCAATATTTATCAACCGGAACAAGCGGAACGGATTTCGCTATAAATTCAACATCAGATACACATACATTTAATTTACCGGTTGCGAGTTCAACAAAAACGGGCAAATTAAGTTCAACAGATTGGAGTACATTTAACGGAAAAGTTAATACAACCAGGAGCATATCAACATCAAGTCCTTTAAGCGGAGGAGGTGATTTATCAGCAGATAGAACCTTATCAATAGCAGACGCAGCAGCGGATGGAACTACTAAGGGTGCAGCTACATTTACAGCAAGTGATTTTAATAGCACTTCAGGTGTTATTTCTATTGATTATACTAATGGTCAATCTGCTTCAAACACCAATAAAGGTTTTTTAACATCAGCTGATTGGTCTACTTTTAATGGAAAAGTAAATACATCATTAACAATATCTACTACAAGTCCTTTAAGTGGAGGAGGTGATTTATCAGCAAATAGAACTTTAAGTATATCTGATGCTGCTGCTGATGGAACTACAAAAGGAGCAGCTACTTTTACAGCTTCAGATTTTAATTCTGCAAGTGGTGTAATATCAATAGATTATACTAATGGTCAAGCTGCATCGGCAAGTAACAAAGGATTTTTAACATCAACAGATTTTACCACATTTAATGGTAAACAAAATGCTATTACATTAACTACTACTGGAACTACGGGAGCTTCAACATTAGTAGGAAGCACATTAAATATTCCTCAATATGCAGGAGGATTAGTTAATTTTACAGAAGCTCAAAATACTACATCACCAAATAATACTGTTTATGTAGATTCTTTATCTGCTATTAGTGCTGTTACTAATACCGATTTTGCAATAATACCAAAAGGTACAGGTGCTTTATTAGCTGCTGTTCCTGATGGCACTGCAACTGGTGGAAATAAAAGAGGTAATAACGCCATTGATTTGCAAATGGTAAGAACAGCAAATACAATGGTAGCAAGCGGTAATAACGCGATTATCATTGGGAGCGGTTCAACAGCAAGCGGTTCATCATCATCAGTAATTGGAAGGAGTAATAGCAATGCATCACCAGATTCAACAGCAGTTGGTTCATTAAATGCTATTACAGGAGCAGGAAATATTGGTTCAGTTGCAATTGGTTATAACAATTCCGTTTCTGTTAATGGAGGAGTTGCATTAGGAAGTAGCAATACAGCATCAACTACGTCAACGGGATATGCAGTTGCAGTTGGACAATCAAATACAGCATCCGGAACAAACGCAAGTTCAATAGGATATTCAAATACAGCCTCCGGTAATCAATCGGTTGCATTGGGTTATCAAAACACATCATCCGGAAGGGCAAGCGTTGTACACGGTTCATGGGGAAGTTCATTTAGTGTTTACGAACGATTTGTACATTCAACTTTTGGTTATGTTGCAGGAGATAGTCAAAAATCTGTATTCCTTTTAAGCGCAAGAACAACAAACAATACGGCAACAACATTAACCGCATCATTTTCTCAAGTACCAACGCCTTCGGCTACAAATCAAGTTACTCTACAAAATAACAATTCTTTTAGATTTAAAGGAAGTATAATTGCAAGACAAAGTGGTTCAACAAATACTTCAGCTTGGGACATTGATGGAATTATTCAAAGGGGTACAACAGCTGCAAGTACAACATTACTAATAAGCAATGTTACATTGGTTCAAAACACACCAGCTTGGGGTATGCCAACATTGGCAGCTGATACAACATTAGGATGCTTAAGAGTTCAAGTTACTGGAGTAGCTACAACAAATATACAATGGACTTGCTCCATTGAAACAACAGAAGTAATTTACGCTTAATATAAATAATTATGATAACTTTTTCTTTATACAATTTAACAGCAATGGGAAGCGCAATAGTTTCTGAAAATGGTGATACATTACAAAAATGTATTGTGGAAACTAAAATTGAAGGAATTATAAGTAATAATAAAATCTTAACAGATGTAATTGACTTTATTGTGCCAAATAGTGTTATGGTTGGAAGTTCAACGCCAACAGTGGCCGGTTGGGATTACATTAAAAATACATTAGCTCCTCAATGGGTTGCTGATAATTATCAAGCGATTTAATATGTGGGAAATACAATCAATATTAAATTCTAAATTATCATCAACAATGATATTTATATTAGTATTGGTTGTTATTATTCTATATTATTTTAATAAGCCTATTATTGCATGGTTAACATCAATATATAAAACAAAACCATCTTTAATAATATCATTAAAATCACATGATATATTTCCAACTTTAATAAGAATAAAACAAGAAGCGATGTTTTTGAAGTTTTATTCACATGGGAAATATGATTCAACAAAATCTAGAATGAGTGCTGACTTTGTTAAATTTAAATGTGATGTTTGTTATAAAGAATTTAATGATTTTTTAGACAATGATTTAAAAAACATTTCTAATGATGAGTTAAAACAAAAAATATTGAATGCTATGTGGGATATGCACAAAGAGTATGTTAGACAAATAAAAGCACATTGGTTAGATAAAGGAATTGATAAAGAAAATGTTGATTATGTAATAGAATTATTTGAAAAATTCAGAAATGATGTAGTTGTATCTTTTCAACATAGGATAGAAGCCATATTTTCATGTGAACATTATGACACTAATTTTAAAAAAATATTGGCTTGTTATAATATTTTTGCATTTGGTATTGATTTATTACCAAAAGATTTACAAACTACCTTTGAATCTATTAATGGTAAATTTAGTAATATTAAATATAATTGATAATTACAAAGAAATACAACAATAATTTTAAATATAAAAGTAAAACTTTAAATTTGCCCACAAGTGTATATTTAAACATTTGCTATATGAAAGATACTATTTTAACTATATTAATATCAGGATTTAGTGCATTTGTGGGTTGGTTTTTTACTAAAAGAAAATACAACGCAGAAGCAGTAGGTGCTGAAATAGATAATGATACTAAAGTTATTAATCTATGGAAAGAATGGGCAGAAAATCTTAAATCTGATTTTGATTCTAGATGTAATACTATGAGTAAAGAAATCGAAAGATTAAGTCATAGAATAGAGGAGTTAGAAACAGAAAATAGAAAACATTTAAAAACTATTGAGAATTTAATTACTCATGGTAGAGGTAATAAATTGAAAGCATAATGGCAAAAGTAACAAGTGCAAGTGATAACTTAGTTAAGTTAGTAGAACAATTTGAAGGTTTATTTTTAAAGCCTTATTTATGCCCAGCAGGAGTACCAACCATAGGATTAGGCTCAACGTATTACGAAAATGGTAAAAGAGTAGGTTTAAAAGACCCTGCAATAACCAAAGAACGTGCTTATGAGCTATTTAGACACACTCTAAAGCAATATGAAAAGGATGTTGATACTTATACTAGGGACGACATAAACCAAAATCAATTTGATTCTTTGGTGGATTTTGCATATAATTGCGGTGCCGGAAATCTAAAAGCAAGTACGTTATTAAAAAAAGTAAATGAAAACCCAAATAATCCTTTAATTGCTTTGGAATTTAAAAAATGGGTAAAAGCCGGAGGAAAAACATTAAAGGGATTGGAGAGGCGCAGAGAAGCAGAAATTGAACTATATTTTAAACCTATATGAGATATTTTAAACCAAATACAAAAAAGGCCAAAAAAGTGGCTTTATTTATAAAAGGATTGGCAGGAACGCTTGGAACAACGGCCTATGTTAGCGGAAATCAAAACGCAAGTTTTGGGGTGTTAATACTTGGAGCGATTGCCAACGAGGTTGTAAATTTACTGAGTGATGCGACAGACGAAAACACGCCGATATAATGTTGCGACGAGCCAATAAAATTGACGTTAATCAAAATGAAATTGTATCCGGATTAAGGAAATTGGGTTTTTCAGTTTTAATAATTTCAAGTTTAAAAAATTGTTGTGATATTATTGTTGGAAAGGACGGATTAAATTGGTTGGTTGAAATAAAAGCAGACAAAAAAAAGAAATTAACGGAGGGTGAACAAAAATTCCACGATTCTTGGAAGGGAAAAATTTATATTGTAACTAATATTGAGGATACGTACGAAATGCTTTTAAATGACTTAAAAATAGCAAAATAATGGAACAAAAAATAGCTTGGAGTTTGGTATTAATTTTAGTAGTAACTTTTTCATTGTTTTTATACTCAGAAAAAAACGAAAAATCAAACGAATTTAAACCGGTAAATTATAACAGAGAGGACACAATTAAAATAGATTCGAATTTAAACCAACGAAAAATCAACTCAATATCATTAAAAATATAAATAAAATTATCACCGGAAGGTTTGTATGATTTTTTTAGGCCGGTGTTTGTTGGTAGGTCACCGGCCTTTTTTTTAAATATTATTAAGGTTTTTTAATTCATCAGACCAATTTTGTTTATTTCTCAGATAATCATTAATAATATCCAGGTCATCAAAAAAATTATCTTTTTCTTTATCAAATCCTTTTTCCTTTGCCTCATACAATTCCCTTGTAAGAATATACATTGACGGAGCGCCTTTTTCATTTTCCATAGTAGCAATTAAATAAAATTTTTTTTATAATCATAAGTATTAAGAACCGCAGTTTTTTTGGATACTTTCATATTGTCAAGTAAAGCGAAATTTACGGTTGGCTTTCTTGCCCAATCATCGTTGTTATCAATGGGACGTTCTTTTGGAACTAATATTTGGCTTTTATAAACAATAACATTTTTTAATTTATGCTTTTCAATTAGTTCGTCTTGCCTTCCACCGTAACTTGCAGTCAATATTAAATTTTTGGGTATATCGTTTATTCTATTAACCCAATATTGTAATGATTTTGTATATGCCCACATTTCAATATTAGAATTATCTTTCGCAAGTTGAACCCACATATCAAAATATTTTTGGTTAAAAAAGTCACCGCTCATATGTATTCTTATGGCATTACAATCTTTTGGTATTTTAGGCACTCCGCCTTTTTTTACAAAATCAAAATTTTTCCACCTATGTTCCCTTACAGCTGGAAATCTTTCAGAACTTGAGGCGTAACATCTATATGAACCTTTTTCAACATTAAATTTACCGGATAGTCTGTCAACCGTAACTTTGCACTCTAAGGCAAATGGGCAAGTGCTCCCAGTAGGTAGGTTCCATTCATACACTATTCCATTATAGTATGTTTTTTTTTTAATAAATTTTCCTTCGCTCATTTTAATAAAAGTTTTTTATTTGTTTTTAATTTTTAAGTTTAGTAATTCTATTTTTTTTCATAATTGTTGGTTTTTAAAATTTATTAAAATAATCAGGATTCATATAATCATCACTTCGGTTACTTTCCTTTTTTGTACCTAGTGAATCAAAGTATTTTTTTAATGCGTATTTCTTTGCTAATATAATAACTGGTTTGCTTTTTTGTGCTTCTATAACTGATAATATTTTATTAAATGAGCCATGAGTTATTTCAAATCTAATTTTTTGTAACATAGCATCTCTTTTTAAATGCTCCTTAGCTATCTCCATAAATTCATTTTTTTCATCATTAGTGTAATTTATTGTGCCCTTATTAACTAAAAAATCATAAACAGCATTTCCAAAATCAAAGTTTTCTACATTAAAATCATGTGATTTGGCATAATCTTTTAACCTATCTACTGAATCAAGCATTATTTTATCTTTTTCTGCTTGTGATAACTCATTTTCTTGCTGATTCATAGAAATTAAATTTTGATATTTTTTAATTGTATTAATCCTTTCTTCGCTGTTTAAATACTTATTTATCCAATTATTGATACTTACTATGGAAATACCGAAATATTCTCCGTATTCTTTCCTAATGCCCTTAGAACAAGCTATTTCAACTTCATTAATTGTGGCATTTGCAAAATAAGTTTTTAATTCAGTTTTTAATAATATACATAAAACTTTAATATCATCATCGGAAGCTCTTTGTCCAGCTGTTGCATAAATTGTATTTACCAAATTTATAATACTTTTATTTAATTTCTCATTTGGTAATTCTTTTATTTTAAAGTTTCCCTTAGCCAGTATTATATTTGTTTCTTTGATGGTTAATCCCTCTATGGTGTTTCCATCATGTTTTATTATATTAGACATAATAATTTATTTAATAAATGAAAAAATATGTTCTATAATTGGTAAAGTCCATCCATCACCTAATAAACTTGCTGCTTTGTTCCTAGTTAGTATATCACAATAATTATCAGGAAATCCTTGTAATCTACATAATTCTATTTTATTTAATATTCTAATATTTTCATTTTCTTTAAATTCAGTATTATCAAATACTATGTTTATCATTTTAAGTTTTATATATCTTTTATATAATTTTTCTTTGTTTACTAATTGTCTTTCTTCACTTTCTAAAATAGCACGTGCTTTTTTTCTATCAGTAAATCCTGAAGTTAAAATATCTTGAAACATTACTGCTTTATCTTTTGGAAATGGTATATCTGTAATTAAATCTCCAAACATTCCATCTTGTTTTGTTTTTATATTAGACCAATAATATCTATCACGTGAAGCAGCAACAACTAATTCAGAATTAATCCTTATAGGATAAACACCTAATGCTCTTGACATAATACCAATATCAAATTTACTTGCACTTCCTACATTTTCTTGAAAAAATAAAACCTTTGGATTAAGTAATTTAATATGTTCTAATATCTCAACAAATACAAAAAACAAACTAGATTTGTTTCCATTAATACCAGCGCGTTTACCAGCAGCGGATAAATCTTGACAAGGACTACCCGATAAAACTAAATCAATATTTTTCCAATCAATATCCCACTCTTTCCACTTTAAAACATCTCCCACTTGAATAGTATCAGGAAAATGATGCTGTGTCAATTTTATTGCATAAGGTTTTATTTCACTTGAATAATATTTATTTACTTTAATACCTACGTTTTCAAGTGCTTGTCTTCCAGTATTCATTCCATTAAAAAGACTAACTACATTCATAAATTTAAATTTTAAAAGGTTCTAATTGCTGTAAACTTAAAAATCCTTGTAATTCATATCCTGCTTTGCTAAATGTAAGATATTTTATATTTTCTAATGCCCATTCCTTAGTAAAATAAAAGGTATTATAATTATCCACAATTTTTATTTTATCAAATGTTTTGGCATTTTTAAGTAGATAAAAATTTAATCCATAAGCATTATATTTTTTAAACAGATGCTTTTCTCTAATTTTTTTTATTGTTAATGTTTTTTTAATAAGGTTGATAGTTCCTATTTTTTTTATTTTTAAAGAACTGGGTACTTTTAAATAAATTATAATTCTTTTAGTATTGTTTTTTAGTGTTAAAATATTACCTCTTTCATCTTTGATTGAGGTAATTCTGTCGTTGGTAGTTTTTTTAAGTAACATAGCTAAAAATTATTAAGTTCATCCATTAATCTTTGATTCTGTTTTAAGTTATGAAGTACAGCACCTTCCTTAACCCCTTTATTTTCGTTTTCTAGCCACTTCTTTGCTGTTAAATACATTGAAACGTAGTTTGTATTCTTTTTATAATTTTCGATGCTCTCAAGCGTTCTAATGATGTCGCTCTGTGAATAACCTAAATTTAGTAGTTTTTCATTTTCTGCATTAGTCATTCTTAAATGCTTAAACTCTCTAAATATATCTTTACTATCTATTATTAATTTATCTTTTACTTTCTTTTCTTTTACTTTACTTTCCTTTACTTTAATAGCAGACGTTGGCAGCCATTTCGTAGGCATTTCGCAGTCATTTTGCAGACACCAATTTATTCTATAATCCTTATTATCAGCACCTTTTGAACAATTACATTTTCTGCATAATGGTTGTAAATTATCAATTCCATCAGAACCACCTTGATAAATTGGAATAATATGGTCTTTAACAATATCATTTGTATCATTACAAATCATACATTCTCCAAAAAATTCCCTCATTTCTTCCCATTGTTCTTTAGTGTGAGTTCCTTTTTCTCTAGCTAATGATAATCTTTGACTTCTAGTTTCTGAATTAGATTTTTCAGAAATATTCCATTTTGAATAAGCATTTTTACTTGCTTTCAAAGATTTTTCTGTCATGCTTCTTAATAATCTTTCACTAAAAAAACAGTCATCTAGGATAATAAATAAAGCAAAATTCTTAATTACTACCTCAACTTTTTCTTTGCTTGTTGCCCATCTTCTTGCTAATGATGGGATAATAGCAAAAGGCAATTTATATTCTTTTTCTTGTCTTAATCTTTCAATTAATGCCCAAAATATTCCATAACCTTCCATGCCTAACTGGTCAATTAATAACATACATTTTGGGTCATCCTGTGAATTAGCATCGTGGCTAAAGTAATAAGCATCTTTTTTCATATGGCAGGTTTTAAAGGGTAAAAAAAAGCACCGGGTATATTCCCGGCGCTAATTAATAAAATTAAAACGGTAAATCATTGTTTAATCCGTCCAAAAAAGAATCTGCAATGCTATTTTTCATTGTTTCACTCATTTCTTGTTTAGGCGCAATTGATTCCGATTTCCAGGTTGTTTTTCCGTTACCGATGTAAATTTTCGGAGATTTATTTGTTCTTTCCTCGGCAGTTTGTGAATCCGAAATTGAAACATCTTGACCGTACGAATTTTTTTCGTCATTAACAACAATTGATATGTTGTAATATTTCGCGCCGTTTTTACCTTCGATGATTTTTGCTTTGTTTAACTTGTTTAAGTCAATACTTGCGTTGATAATTGTTGCCATAATAGTTTAAATTTAATTGTTTATAAAAATTAACATCCTTCAATAGAGTTTAAAACCCGTGTTTTAATTTTGTCATTATACTCAGCGAGATAAAGGTCAATAACAACCTTAGTTTTTTCCAAGTCATCCAGGAAAGCGCCTTTTTTTCTGCAACGAACAATCCGTTTTATAATATCAAATTCATAAGCGTTTAAATTGTGTTCCTCAGCGAATTTGTAAAGACTTCCGTTGGTGTTATTGTAGTGTTTAGGAGTGTACATTAGAAAAGAATTTGAGATTTATATTTATTTAATTTGTCCCAAAACTTTAATATATCAGCCTCCAATGAAATTAATTCATCTTTTAATTCAGAACGATATATCCGAAATATAAATAAAGGTTGCGGTTTAAAATCCGGATTAAAAGAAACAAAATCCAACCATTCAAGTTCTTCAACGCAAAGAAAATAATTCATAACTTGATATTTGTATTCATTAGGAATACAATTCATACGAATATATTTGCAGTGAGTTTTTGGACGAGGGCATTTTATTTCTAATGCTCCATAAGTACGTTCATTTCCAGGGTTTAAATCATTATATATTATCCCGTCCGGAGAACAACCAATAAAATCGTGTTTATCAGAAACAATAAAACCAACTTCATTAACAATATTTCCTGTATGAGCCGAGTATAATTCACGCGCAATGGGTTCCCTTTCGATACCAACTTGCATATCATAGCTTACAAAAGACGTTTCAAAAAAACCGCATCCGGATTCTGCAATCATTTCATCAATTAATCCCAAATTATCCTTCATCATTACATCCTTTAATTTACTACCGGTTAATTTACCAACGCGCAAGGCCAACCATTCCGGTGTACCTTGCTTTACATCATAGATTTTCATAATTATACTTTATTAAATTTTAGTTTTAAATTATCTTTTGTTTTTATTACTTCGGGATTGTTCCTGCATTCAGTCGTAAATGATAAATACAAAAGTTGTAATTCATTTAAAGTTTTACAATTAATCATGTTTTCAATCTGAGCGGTAAAGTCAACCGGTTTTAAGTTTTGCGGTTTTTCCGGGTTTTTTGTTTTTACCGGTTCCCTTGAATCCGCATCAGCCTCCGTTTCATCCAGGTTAAATAATCCGTTGAGCGCATATTTTCGAGCGTATGAGGAGGCCGTTCCAACGCATTGTTCCGCGCTCATTCCTTTATGTTCGGTTATTTCTGCAAATCCGTGTACTTGTAGCGTGTATTTTAAATCAGTAAAGGTTGCAGTTGCCTTTACAAAATATTTGTTACCGATTAAAACAACATCGTCATCCAGGTAAAGCAAACATTTGTATTTAAACAAATAAGGTTTTACCGCGCTTAAAATATCCTCAGCAGAGCGATATTTGTATTTACCGAAGCTGTTGTAATTGCCCTTCGGTACCTTTAATTCATGTTGAATGTTAATTAAATTTTCCATAAAACTTAGTTTTTAAAGTAGGTTGCTAAAATTGTGTATTTGGTTTTTTCGTAGGCATCAATAAGCGATTCCAAGTAATTAACTTCAAGAGAAATCGCAATGGCCTCACTCATTAAAGGATTCCTTGTAAATTCCTTTTGTATTTTAGGAGAGTAATATTTGATTTGTTCGCATTTTTCTGTTGCTTTTAATTGAGTTAAATATTCCCTTAACAAATCAATTGATAAAGATTCCAGGATTTTATTTACATATGAAATTTTATCCGATTCCGGGAGGCCGTTAAAATAAATGTTTCTTTCTTTTAGATTCTCTATGTTCATCTTGTAGGGATTTAAAATGGTTATTTATTATTTGAATTGTTTGTTCGGAAGCAATCCCGTGTAAGAAAGCTAATGTTAATGTTACACGAGATATCCCGGAAGCGTTTTTAATGTCTGTAATTGTTCCTTGCTTTTTTAAAGTTTTCCACTTTAATAGCGTTTTATCATCAACTATCATTTTTATTTGTTTTAAGTAACTTTCTTTTTAATTCGGTATAAGTTATTGGCTCATCATAAATAAATCGTTTACCATTGATAAAAGTTGATTTAATCGTGCCTTTTAATTTATAATCGTTGTAAACAATTTTACAAGTTACCAGGTTATCAACTTTTTTTCTCAGCGAATAATATTTATTGAAGCAGAAATCAATCCAATGATATATTCTCATAATTAGTATGGAAAAATGTTTAATTTATAACCTATTGAAATCATGTGTAACAATAAATAATCATATTCCTCCGGTGTTGCAGGCCGGCATTTTTCTACAAACGACATACGGATTTTAGAATGGTAATCATCCAAACAAAAACTATTATAATAAAAGTCATTATCTGTTGTATGTAACGTATCCCGAAATATGCAGAAAATATACTCATCGTTAAAACTTGTTTTATCAAAAATGTAAAATATCACATTTGTAAAAGGTTTTTCATAAGTAATTATAACCGATTTAAATGTAAAAGAAATAACTTCATTAAAACCTTCACCTTCAACTTCATTATAGGACGCATAATAAGGCTCAAAGCAGTAAAGAAATTTAAAATCAATCCTTGTGGACATTTTTATTTCAAACCAATTTAAAACCGTTAAAATTTGTTCGTGCGACAACCCGGAAAGGTCATCATATTTTAAAGGATTTAAAAAATAGGAAGGAAGCCGAAAATGTTCAATTCGGCATTCCTCAACTTTTTTATTGTATTTATGCTTTGCGATTTCCATTTGTTCCAGGATTTGAATTGTTTAACCTTAATTTTTTAACTTCATCAGTTATGTATTCACGCCAATGGTTAATGTTTTGACATATTCGATTTGGCTTGGCAGTAGATTTAATTGCTTTCATATGAGTAAAATTTAAAGAAATAATTAATAATTGAAGTGTCTTGAATTGAATTACATTCTGAGAATTCTAAAATCCAGCTATAAAAATCAAGTTTTTGATTAGCAGATAATGAATCAAATAATTCTTTTGCTTGTTTAATTTGTCCATTTTTAACAGATAAAATTATATAATTATAATAATCTGAAATGGAATCAAATTCCATAGATTTAAGCAGTTGTTTTGAAACCATAAAAAAAAGAGTAAAGGATTAAACAATAAAATTGATTTCGTCAAAATTTAACATTTTATTTTGATTTAAAATTTGTTGTAAAAAATAACCTAACTTCCAAAGTTTATTATTGTTTTTTTCTGTATTCTCCAAATAAAACGTTTCTCTAAAATTAATAGAATGATTAAAATCAACGTCATTTTTATGTTTTTTCCAATTCCCTTCATAAATCATAACGTCAATTTGATTGGTATGTCCGGCGTATGAGATAAATACTTCTCCAATTCCTTTTAATTGTACTTGTAAAGCTAATTCATTGATAAAAACAATAGTTTTTAAATTTTTCTTAGTTATCATAATAGGTAGGTTTTAAAGGTTTATAATTAGATGCCGGAGGAGGTAATGAGCCTCCATAAAGTTCAAACACCGGCTTATATTTAATTTGTTATTTTATTATCCAGGCTATTTTTTTAATTCGATTTTGATGCGATTTAAGGTTGACCATATCAACCGGTATAAAGGAACTCACATATCAACTTTCCCGTATCCGCCACATTTTACACTAAAAAAACAGAGTATTTCAAAGAACAATCAACCCCTTTACCGTTTCAACAATACAAAGGTAGAAATTAATTTGACACTTTACGAACGTAAACCAAAAAAAATACAAAATAAATTATAAAGTGTTGAAAATGAGTAAGAATAATTTTATATATTTTTTTATAAAAAAAACGGGTTTTGTAAAACGGGGTATAAATGAGGCATAAATAAAGTATAAATAAAATTGAATAAATTGTATAATTGGAATAATTCAAGAAAAAAGATAAATTTGCAACAAACCAACAGCCTCTCAATGAATAAAACCAATTCAAATTGGTTGTATTTACTTAAAATAGTAATTACAGCCTCATTTATAATTAATATAATTTATTTAATTATAAAATTTATTTATCCTATTATTTACATAACAAGCGCAATAACCGCAATATGGTTGATAGGAAGCCTTTTAATGGAGGCGTTTAATAAGGATGAAGATTAATCATCAAATCAGTAATAAATAAAAACCAAACAGATGAAAATCGAAAAAGTAAAAATCAACGAAATAAAATTAAATCCAAACAATCCCAGGATAATAAAGGATGATAAATTTAAAAAGTTAGTAAAGTCAATTCAAGAATTTCCGGAGATGTTGGAAATAAGGCCTATTGTGGTTAACAATGATATGATTATTCTTGGAGGAAATATGAGATTTCGAGCGTGTCAAGAGGCCGGGATTAAACAAATTCCTATAATTAAGGCAACCGATTTATCAGTGGAAAAACAGAGAGAATTTCTTATCAAGGACAATGTTTCCGGCGGTGAATGGGATTGGGATATGTTGGCAAACGAATGGGACGAAACGGAATTGGAGGAATGGGGAATTGACGTATGGAAAAAGCCGGAGGATGTTGATTATTCAATTTTAGATGACCTTGACGAAAGTATTGATAAAAGCGCGGACGAAATGGTTGACGGAGTTAAAAAAGCCATATTAATAGAATTCGAGGCGGAACATTATCCGGAAGCGCTTGAAATAGTAAACTTTTGGAGGGAACAAAAATTGTATATTGGCGGATTCTTAGTGGAAAAATTAAAGGAGGAAAAGAACAAATGAATTTCGCAACCTTCTCAAGCGAAATAATTAAAAGCGGTGATATTGACCCGGACTACATATTTATGATTAATTATAAAAATGTTTACGGGGTTGATAAAACTTTCGAATTGTATAAGAAAAAAATATTGATATACAATTTACACTCAGAATTATTGTTGACCGAAAATTTAATAAAAGAAAGCGAAATAAAATTTGGAGCAGAAAGGCAAAAGAGTAAAAGATATTTTGCAGAATGGAATAACAATTTAAAACGGTTAACCATAAATCATTTAAAAAAATTCCAGGGAGTTAATTATTTAATCTTTCGTGAAAACTTTAAAAAGATTAAAGGAATGGGAGATTGGGCGTGTTGGAAAACGGCCGACATAATGGAAAAAGTGTTTGATATTAAAATGAAATATGATTCAGACACTTTTTTATTAGCTTATGAATATCCTTTAAAAGGATTGTTAATGTTAAATAATTATCCGGAGGAGCCGGAAATATACAAGAAAAATAAAAGTTTATTTTTAAATCATTTATCCGAGGCCAAAAAACAATTAAAGGCACTGAGTAAAACACAATATTTTGATTCAGAAAACATATTGGAGATAGAAACCTTGTTGTGCAAATATCATTCATTTAAACACAAGAAATACACTCCACAAGATGATTTAAATAAATTAAGGAAAATAAAAAAGGATTCCAGGTTGGAGAAATATCATAAATTAATACCTTAATGAAAAACGGATTAAAAACAATCTTTTTCCTTGTAGGAAATTACGGAGTTGGAAAATCAACTTTAATCAAGGAGCCTATTATCAATAAAGACAGCATATTTTTAGAAATAAGGCCAAATTTGTTTGTTTTAGGAACGGATATATGCGGTGCAGATAGTTTGAGTAGTTTTAAAAAAGAAAACGTTTTAAATCTAATTAAAACCAATACGGATAAAAACATAATTATTGCCGGTAATTATTATTGCTCAATTAAAGATGTCCAAGAACTACATCCGTATTTTAAATTGGTAATTATTTATTTAAACACTAATTACAGAACAAACAAAGAGCGCATTGCTAAAAGAGGGAAGGAAATAAACGCAGAAACATATGTGTTAAAATTAAAGGCGCATAAAAGTTTTATTGAAAAAACCCGGGGATTGAGAAGGTTGTACATAATAGACAACAACAAACCGCTTAATGAAACAAAACCAATATTTAATAAAATAATAGCAGATGAAACGAATTGATTTAATCCAGGTAAAGCACGATGTTAAAATTGGAAATGTATGCGAATATATTGAGCCAAATATAACCGAGGATTGCGTGTTTTATTATAATGACAAGCCAATCGGTTTTTATCTTAAAAAGATGCCGGAAAGGTTATGTAAAATAGCAAACTTGGCAAATAATGAGTTTTTAAGCAAGAACGTTCCTAAAATGAAAATGAATAGGACATCCGCTATGAAAAACCAATTAAAAACTGAGTGGAACGGAAGCGGTGAGGCATCAGATGTTATTCAACTATCAACTATTATTGGCTCAATTCCTCCGCGTAATTTTGGCCGAAGGCCTTATTGTTCCAAATCAAGCGTACACGCAGAAAAAAGCGCACAGATATTTATAAAAGCAATGTTAATGTTAGCAACAGAAAGTGAGAAAATAATTCAAGAAATATTGCCGGATGTTTATAAAAATCAGAAAAAGGAATTTGAAACTATTGCAGACAAATGGAAATTCGGAAACATATTTACGTCCTCCATTTCAAATTTTAATATATCCGCTCCATTTCATAGGGATACGGGAAATGTAAACGAAGCGGTGAATGTAATTATAACAAAGCGGTTAAATTCAAAGGGAGGATGTTTAAACATACCGGATTATGGAGCCACAATTGAACAATCAGATAATTCAATGTTGGTTTATCCAGCAGGGAAAAACATACACGGGGTTACACCAATTATTCCAACACATTCCGGAGGATACCGCAACTCATTAATATTTTATCCGTTGAAAGCCTTTAAAAATGTAGAGAAATGAGAAACGAAAAACAAGACAAAAATTTAATCCCTTTCGAAAAGGGTAAAAGCGGAAACGCAAACGGAAGGCCACGCAAAATGGTTTCTAAACTTAAAGAATTCGGATACAACCGGCAGGATATTGATACAACAATATTAAATATGTTGGCTATGACAAAAGATGAAGTGTATGATATTTATAAGAATCCGAACGGAAATATGCTTGAAATAATGGTTGCATCAGCGATGAAAAAAAGCCTCGACAAAGGAAATCTTGATGCCTTTAAAGAGTTATTGAATAGAGCGCTTGGAACACCTAAACAAGCAATGAATATAACAAGCGGTGATGATACGATAAAGCAAGTGTTTATTATAGGCGGAACAGAAATTGAACTATAATGAGCGAAATAAAACAGATATTATTTGAATCATTTCCGAAGCAAGAGGAATTTTTGCAATCGGTTTTCTCAGATAAATACAATTTTATTTTATACGGCGGAGCAATCCGGGGAGGAAAAACATTTGCCGGTTTATCCGCTTTATTATTGCTTTGTAAAAAATATCCAGGTAGCAAGTGGGCAGTTGTTCGGAATACATTACAAACTTTAAAAATTAATACAATCCCTTCGTTTCATAAAATTTGTCCCAAAAGATTTATTAAACATTATTCCCAGGATACGCAGACAATCACCTTTCAAAATAATAGTAAACTAATTTTTATGGGTGAAAATTATTCGGAGGACAAGGAGTTGAATAGATTTAAGGGATTAGAGGTGAATGGATTTTTACTTGAGGAAATAAATGAGTTGCAGGAAAAGACATTTAATAAATGTTTAGAGAGAGCCGGAAGTCATATAACAATTAATCAACCGAGGCCGATAATATTAGCAACCTGTAATCCTGCAAACAATTGGGTAAAGGAAAAGTTTTATGATGAATATAAAAGGAATTCCTTGCCTCATAATTGGCTTTATATCCCGTCAAAAATAACTGACAACCCATTTATCCCTCCGGAATATTTGGAATCATTAAAATCAATGCCAAGGTATGAATACGAGGTGTTTGTTAACGGGAATTGGGAGTATCAAAGCAAATCCGGGAATGAATTTTACAAGGAATTCAGCATGGAAAAACACGTGAAAAACGTAATGTATAAAAAGGAATTGCCGATATGGTTATCAATAGATGAAAACGTCAATCCTTATTTTTCTTGCGCAGTATGGCAGATTGAGGGAAAGGTTGCCAGGCAGATTGACGAATTGGCGATGAGAAATCCGAACAACACGGTTGTAGGAATGGCCAACGAAATAAAAAGGAAGTACGGGAGCCATAAAGCCGGATTTATTATCACGGGAGATGCTACAAGTAACAAACAAGACGTTAAAATTGAAAAAGGGTACAATTTGTACAGATTAATTGTTAATGAATTGCGAACTTTAAACCCGGTTTTGCGTGTACCGGCATCAAATCCGAGCGTTTTTGTTAGGGGATTATTTATAAATACATTATTTTATAGCAATTTTAACGGAATCCGGATTGAAATTGACGTAAATTGTAAGGAAACGATAAAAGATTTAATTCATTTACAGCAGAGCGCAGACGGAACAAAACTAAAAACTAAAACAACAGATAAAACCGGAGCAAGATATGAGGAATATGGCCATTTTAGTGACACTATGGATTATTTAATAACATCAGCCTTCGCAAGCGATTATTTAAATTACCAAAAAGGCACAAGCGGTATTACATTTTCCCTTGGAAAAAATAATGTAAGCAAGCACGGTTATTAACAGAAATATAAATTAAATTTGCATATGGGATATTTAAGACTTCAAGACTATTACAACAAAAGGATTCAAAAAGCACAGCTTGAACAAATAACCGGAAACCGCGATGTTGTAAGACTATCTTGCGAAGCGGAAGCACAAGCGGAAATGATAAGTTATTTGGTTCAGAAATATGAAGTTTCGGAGGAATTTTCCAACACACCAAATTGGGAGCCTTCATTAACTTATTATGCAAACAATAGATTTGAATTGGACGGGGCAGTGTACTCAGCTACAAGCACCTATGCTTTAAACCAGGTTGTATCATATAATAACAAAGTTTATTATTGTATTGTATCAATAGGAACGCCGGAAGTATTTAACCCATTACATTGGCAATTAATTGGTGTTCAATATGATTTATACTACGTTGATACGCCGTATCCTAATTACAATTCAAAAACCTATTACGAAATGGGGGAATTGATTTATTTTAAAAATAAAATATATAAATGCGTCACAGCTAATATGGGTATATTGCCAACGGATACCAATTATGGGACAACTTATTGGGGTATTGGTAATGAATATAAATTTAACCAGGTTCAACCTTATAACACAGTTGCAGATTATACCGAATGGAGTAATTTAACAACTTATAATGTTAATGATGTTGTTAAAAGAAACGGAGTAATTTATCAAGCCTTTTTACAAAATACAGACGTAAAGCCGGAAAATAGTTTAACATGGCAACCAATCGTATGGGTAAAAGGCGACAACCGAAGCCAACAATTAATCGGTTATATGATTGATTTATGTTTGGAAAAAATACATTATTTAATTGCTCCAAACAATATTCCGCAAATAAGAAAGGATAATGCAGATTACGCAATTGAATGGCTTAAATCCGCCTCCGGTAGAGATAGCGCAATCACGGCCGACATTCCATTGATTCAACCAAATGTAGGTTTGAGAATCCGTTGGGGAAGTAAACCAAGAAATATAAACAATTATTAATATAAATTATGGGATTAATTGACAATATAAAAAATTATTGGTTTCCAACCGCTAATCCATTAACCGGAGGAGGCGAAGGATACAAAAGGGAGGAAAACCCAAAGGATTTAAACAGATATATTGCCCGTGTTCAATTACAAAGAATCCGACAAGACGTTCAAAGTTGGAGGGAATCTGTTTCAGAGGCGGAGTTGGCATATTATCCTCACCGGGTAAAGATGCAAAGATTGTTTCAAGATACCACGTTAAATGGCCACATTTACGCCTGTATGCAGAAAAGGAAAGCCTTGACGTTGTTAAAAGATTATAAATTGGTAAGTGAATCCGGAGAGGTTGATGAAAAATGGAGCGAAAAATTTAAAGAACAATGGTGTTATGATGTAATTAATTACGCGCTTGATTCTATATTTTATGGATACCAATTAATCAATTTCGAAGCCATTGAAAATGATTCTTTAAAGAACGTTAAAATAATTAAGAGGCATAATATATCACCGGACAGATTCCAGGTTGTTTCATACGTTTATTCCCTGCAAGGAATTCAATTTTTGGAGGAGCCATACTCAGATTGGACATTTTATATACAAACGCCAAGCGAAAATGGTGTATCACCTTGCGGTTATGGTTTATTGTATCGTTGCGCTTTATATGAGATATTTTTAAGAAATCTATTGGGATACAATGGCGATTTCGTTGAATTATATTCTCAGCCATTTAGATACGCGAAAACAGATAAAACAACCGAATTGGAACGCGGAAAACTTGAAGAAATGTTGCGTGATATGGGTTCCTCCGGTTATGGTATATTTGACCCGTTGGATGAAATTGGTTTTATCGAATCTAACAACAGCGGAACCGCATTTTTGGGATATGAAAATTTAGAGCAGAGATGTGAGAAAAAAATAAGCAAAATTATTTTAGGCCACGCGGATGCGCTTGATTCAGTTAGCGGTAAATTGGGCAATACTCAAGAATCCCTTGAATCTATTGAAGACATTGAAGTAATGGATAATAGATTTATTGAACATTTTTTTAATTCCCAGGTATTGCCGAAAATGAGAAAATTGGGCGTTGCTATTCCGGAAGGTTTAAAATTCAAATTTTCCAACGACAAAGAAAAGGAGGAGGCCAGGAAAAAAGAGGATGAAAATAATAAATTAACAGCCGAAATTGTAAATACATTACATATGGCCGGATTTGAAGTTGATGAGAAATATATTAAGGAAAGAACCGGAATTGATGTAAAAAAAATAGAGGTTAATTCAATTAATCCAGGGTCAACAACAGAAATTAGCGCCAAATTAAATTCAATATACGGTGAACTTTAAAAAGTATAACAAAAATAAATTATTTGAGCATATTTATTCCGGTTTAATTACTGAGAATAAATTGCCAATTAATTTATATTATGAAACAGCGAATGAATTAAATGAGGGCGTTGAAAAAGGATTCGGAAAAAAGTTAATTAAATTAAAATACAACGAGCCGGATTTTTTATTGTTACATGAATTGCAGACAAACATTTATTTGTTTTCCGGGGCAAAAACCTTTCAGCAAATAAGGGTTATGAGAGGTGCTATGGTTGAAGGCAACCAAATAATCCCTTTTAATGATTTCAGAAAAAAGGCCGATTCTATATTTGGAATTTACAACGAAAGTTATTTACAAGCGGAATACAATACAAGCATAGGTAACGGCCAAATATCAAGTAAATGGCTTGAAATAGAGCAGACAAAAAAGCTATTTCCAATGTTGAAATATTCCGCAATCATAGACGGCCGTACAAGTGATATTTGCAAGCCGTTTGACGGTATTGTGTTACCGGTTGATGATAAATTTTGGAACAAATACACGCCATTAAATCATTTTAATTGCCGGTGTACAATCATTAAGATTGATAAATATAGCGAGGAACCGCAGACAGCTAAAAAAGATGTTTCAAAGGCCGTTAAAATAGCAGATGAAGGCATTGCAGATAATTTTAAATTTAATCCAGGAAAAGATAAATTAATTTTTAGTTACAAGCATCCATATTTTACCGAAGTACCAAAAGAATACAAAGAATTCGCAAAAACAAACTTCGGTTTACCTATTCCCGAACTAACCAATAAAAATAAATAACATGAAAACAGCATTATTGAGTAACAATTTAATATTAGAGATTGAAAAGAAAATCACCGCAGAGTTAAAAGCAGAATTAATGTACAGAACATTAGCCAACGCAATGCAACAGGCAGGTTATTTTGGTTCATCGGATTTCTTTAAAGCCGAAGCAAAAACAGAGGCAAAACATTATCAAAAATTAATAGATTTCTGCAATGATTTAGGAGTTTTGCCGGATATTAACACGCCAATGAATTTTCAATACACGGATTTGGATTTGGAAACAGCATTTAAAACAGCATTTAATGCCGAATTCTTGCTATTACAAGAATATAGCGAATTGATGAAATTAGCCAAGGCACAAGACGTTGTATTGGAACAATTTTTATATTTCTTTATTGAGGAGCAAAGGAAATCAGTTGGAGAGTATGGAGATTTATTGGCAAAATTAGAGTTGTGCAAAAATGAGGCCTCCGCCTTGTTAATCTTTGATAACGATTTAAAAAAATAGTATTTTTACATAAAAAACCTACCTTATGAAAGCACCTTTAATAAATAATTGGGAAAAAACAGATATAATGGCCGTTGATATGGTTGCCTCCGCAGTTTCAATGTTTAGGAAATCCTTAAAACCCGTTAAAACGATTTATTTAAAATCAACCTTATTTTATCAATTTGAATATTGGGTGTCCAGGCAGATGAGTGAGGAGGAGTTTATTGAATCGAGGGAAAACGGATTTCAATTTGACGGTATAAATATTGAAAAACAAAATCATTTATTATTAGGGGAAATCAGTTGGGAATTTTACGAAGATAATGGCAAATAAATTTAATATGGGCGGTGTTTTATTGAAACTACAAAAAGTTTCAAGCGAATTGCCGTCAATATTAGCCAACGAATCGTTGAATTTTTTTGATAATTCATTTAAGCGACAAGGTTGGCAAGACAAAGGATTTACAAAATGGAAAAAAAGGCAATCGAAAAAAAATAATAAAGGCCGTTCAATTTTAATTAAATCCGGAGCGCTCAGAAGGTCAATAAAAGTAAAAGAACAAAATTGGCATAGAATAGTTATAACATCAAATTTGCCATATTCTGCAATACATAACGAAGGATTTAAAGGAAAAGAAAATGTAAAAGAACATACGCGCAGAAAATTTGGAAAAGTAAAAGTAAGCGAGGTTTCAACCCGAAAATTAAGAAAGATAAAAGCAGTAATAAACACCGGAATTGTAAGCGCGCACGTAAGAAATATGGATATGCCGAAACGTCAATTTATGGGGAATTCGCAGAAATTAAGACAACAACAGAAAAAAATAATTATAAAAGCCATAAATACTTGTTTTAAATGAAAAATTTATTTCTTGATATTCAAACCAGGATATTAAATACAATTCCCGAAATAACATATGTTCGAATGTTCAATAATCAGTTTGAAAAAGCGGTTAATGACAATAGTACGTATGATTTCCCGTTTCCTTGCGTGTTTGTTGAATTTATAAATGACCAGGAGCCGAAACAACTTGGAGCAGGCGTTCAAATATATGAGCCTTTATTTATTAAATTTTATTTGGGCGTAAATGAACTTGACAGCGCCTCCGGGACACTTGACCAAAATTTGTCTATATTTGATTTAAAAGACAAATTATATAAAGCATTGCAGAAATTTGAACCTACAAAGGCCGGAATGTTTATAAGGACAGCGGAGGAGCAAGATTATGACCATACTAATATTTATATTTGGAATCAAACGTATAAAACATCTTATATAGACGATAATATGTATGAACCAATAAATCCGGAATATACCGAGCCGATAACAGATTTAACAATAACAAAAACAATTTTATAAAATGGCACGTAGCATATCAGTAATTAAACAGCAGTTAATTGACCAAAAAAACGCAACGCCGGAGTTAAGCGAATTAAATTCAACAAGTCAAACAGCAATTTGGAATCTTTGGTTGTATATCCAAGCGGTTGCCATTAATATATTCGAACAATTACAAGATGCCTATAAAATAGAAATCGAAACAATTGCAGATTCATCAATTCCAAATACAGATGCTTGGGTGCAGGCTCAAGCCTTTAAATTTCAATATGGGGATAATATTCAATTAATTAATTTGGTGCCAACCTACACCACGATAAATGCCACAAAACAAATAATCACCCGTTGTTCAGTTAAAACAGATAACAACAGGATATGTCAAATAAAAGTTGCAAAGGAATCCGGGGCGCTTGATTCTTTGGAATTGACCGCGTTGGAATCATATTACAATTATATAGGGAATGCAGGAATATCATACAACTTAATTTCCGCTCCGGCCGATAAAATTGAAATAATTGCAGAGGTGTTTTATGATGCTCAATTTGTTTCAACTATAAGCGCGAATGTTACAACAGCCTTAAATAATTATTTTGCAAATTTAAGTTTTGACGGGGTTGTTTACGTTTCTAAAATAGAGGATTCTATTCAAGGAGTAACAGGCGTAAAAGACATTAAAATTAGCGAGGTAAACACCAGGAGAAGTACACAATCATACGGAACAGGAGCGGTTGTTTATAATCTATCAACCGGAACAAACGCAAGATTTTATCAAACATACGCAGGTTACATTATTGAGGAAACCGAAACAGGACATACGTTCTTAGATACAATAACATATACAATTTCATAAGATGCCGAATAATTATAATGTAAATTTTTACAATGTTTGGACAAATTTACTTGCTCCGAATAAAAGATTGTCGAAATATATTGCTTGGGGTAAAGTTTTGGTTTATCCGCTACAATGGTTGCATCAAACTTTTTTTGTAGAATATAAAAACGGTAGTACATCCGTTGAATGGGATAATTTAACGTCCTATTCTGTTGGTTTTTCAGTTAAATATATTGATAAAAGTATTTATTATTGCATAAAAAATACAACAGCAGGGATTGACCCATTAAACAAGGAATATTGGTACAAAACCCAAGACATATTTATTGGGGTAACGGAAAGAATGAAATATACATCACAAAAAATGTTGTTTGAATACGCATTAAATACTTTTTTTGGCATAACTTATTTACAACCGCCAAGTAATAATGATATTTATATTTCAAACTTTTATGTTGACGTAAATAGTTTTATAGTAGGGCAGGACGACACAGACACAGCATTTGCATCCTTAACAGGAAGCCAGGCTTTGGATTTTGTTGGAGAAAATAAAACAACCTATAATGAATATTCGTTTGTAATATATTATCCTTTAAGTATAGCAACAACATCATATCCAACGTTAACCGTTCCTCAAGCTATGACGTTAATTGAGGGACAGATAGCAAATATTGCAGATAAATTAAAAATTTCCGGAACTTTATACACTATAATTTCATACTAAACATGGCAAAGCACGTATTATATTCAGACATTGACTCAACTAGGAAACAACCTTATTTAAAACAGACTCATGCTCATTATAACGACATGATTGACGAATTAACAAAAGCGTTTGGGGAAACAATAGTTACCGACTCAACACAAATAACTGTGTTATGGGGATGCGTAAATTCGGGAACAGGAACAGGAATTGGCGATAGCGCCATTATAAGCGCCGGAGCGGTATATTTTAACGGCGAAGTTTACCAGGTACCTGCATTTACAACGGCATCAATCGTTAATGGTTTAAAAGGAACCGTAACAACCGAATATGCAACCGGCGATCCTGTTTTATTCAGCGATAATTCAAGCCACGATGTTCATCAAATAAAAACAATAGTTATTAGCGATGAAACATCGGTTGATTTATATTCCTATTCAAATTGGTATTCAATAAAAAATACTTGGAATTCATATACATTAACGAATTCAGATTTGGAATCAATGATTGGCGATTTTACCGTTGATACCGCAACAACAAAAGAATTAACATATAAAATAGATTATAAAACCGGAACGGTATTGTTAAATTTCCATATTTCCGGCGCTAATTTAAGCGCAAGCACGCCTCAGCTATTTATTAAATTGCCAAACAATTTATATTGCAATAATAGTTTTACAAGCGTTGGTTATTTTATTAATGACAATAATACAGCAACAGAAAGCGCAGGATACACAAAAGAAACATCCGTTGTAATTTATACCAATGGAATACACGGAGCAGGTTGGTTAACAATTATTCCAACGCGATCAACTTTTTATAATTTTGATGCAACAGGAACGGATAATATTTATTTAAACGGCCAGATAACATTTAATTTTGGCGCTTAAAAATCAATAATACAAAGAAGGGATTTAAAAAGTCCCTTTTTTTCTTTAGTATGTTTCCAACAACAATAATTAGTTCCACCAGTAACTTTAATTACATAAGGTTTATTTGATGCTATCCAAATGTATTTAAACTTAAAACATTTGACACAATATCGTTTTTTGAAAATTATATTTTTAATCCTCATTTAAAGATAAAAATTTGGGATTTTTTTTGGCTTTTTCCGGCATTTCATCGTATAATTTTAACAATGAATTTTGTTGTTTTTC